CTCTGTGTCATTTCCTTTAGGATCTAGCGTTTCAATTTTTGATGAATTTGAATCAAATAAATTATCAATTTGTAAGCAATCCAATTATATGCCTTCAGATGCAGAAGGGTATAATAATAATTATTCAGACGCGAAAGATGGATTTCAATTTAAAATTGAAAAAAAAGTTACTACAAATCATAAAGAGCTTTCTAATTCTTTATCTTTTACTTTTGATAAAAAATTATTAAATATAAACGCAAGTCCCATAAAAATAGATTATTCTTTTCCAAGAATTGGAAATAGAAAATATATGCAAGATCAATACGGGGCGGATTTGGTTAAAAATCAAATAAAGAATAAATCTAAATTTAATATTTTTTATCACGGTGTCGAAAGAAATGCTTCTCAAGTATCAACTTATAGCTGTGGAAATGAGGTTTCTTCTTTTGTTTCTAGTAGACAAATTAATGAAGATATATTAGCGGGTTCATTAGCGGGTCCATTAGCGTCACCAGCAAACAGAACGGTCAATTTAATAGTTGGAAGCCCTCTTAGCGGTCTAATTGGAGCTAAGAGGTGTTATTATTCAAACAGAATATACGAAGTGTTAATATATATAAACTTAAGATCTTCTGACATTCCGAAAGTTTTAACAGGTTTATCTAAAAAATATTCTCAAAAAACTAATTTTTCATCACCTGTTGAATTTCAAACGTCTGATATGTATTATTCTACAACAGATAAAATCAACATTCTTGGAAAAATAAAGAAAACTTCTACATAATATGGCCGATTTAATCTCTACGCAATCATTAATAGATTTAGATCCTGATTCTTTTGTGGATCTTTTTGAGATTTATATTAGCGAATCAACAGGAATCCTAAGATTTCATGCTGGTAAAAATTTCAATTCTTTTTTAATTTACAAAGGAAATCCTTACACTCCAGCCCCAATTGAATACGGAGGTTTTGAATTTTCTTCGGATGGAAAACAAAGTCGCCCATCAATTAGAATGGCGAATATTAATGGAGTCGTAACTAATATCATTAAAAATAAAAACGATTTAGTGAATTCAAGAATAAAACGCTTAAA